TCATGACCTGCAAGATAGTGCTTAGGAAGACCAGAACTATCGCTATAAACAATTTCTCCGTCCTCGTCTCTCATCACTCCAATGTGGTAAAGCTCATGTTCAAGTAAGTAACAGAACTCTGTATCGTTTGCACGCTCACAGAAAGAAGCGTCGACAGTTATTAAATAAGTAGGTACAAAACCAAACCAATCACGCATCTGTTGCTCTTGTCTGGCCTTACGCCAGCCACCAACATTGAACATGACTTTTTCGCACTGGCCTAACACCATAGCTTGCTTGCTTTTATATGCAGAAGAGGCCCAAGCAAATGCTAAAAATTCTTCATTATCGTGAAGCAGCTCAGCTATGTGATCATGATCGGGGTTATAAAGAGGTCCACCAATAGTTAAGTAATTAGCAACAACCCATTTTTTTAGATCTGGTGCTGGTGTTAGTCTAATTGCTTCTTCTTCATCTGCTTGATCAATAAAATCAGTTGGAGGAAATGGTCTGATCTGATCCATTAAATATTTGCCTCTTTAAATTTTTAAGCCATTGGCTTGCGAAATGAGCTTGGATCTGTAATGGACCAGATTCATTAATCTTAAATCTCGGTGCTGCCTCTAACCGAACGACGGTATATCCCATTGATTCAGCAACATCGTAACGGTCCATACTCCACGCCTTTGTTGCCAGCTTACCCTTTCGTCCACCAGACCAAGGTCCACCAGCAATTTCAACTAAAATACGATGTTCAATTAAATGAAAATCAAAACGCCAATGCTTTGTAGATTTAAACTGGAATTTCTTTTCGTATTTAATTTCCAGATTATCTAAAGCTTGTGTAAGTTCTTCCTCTGCCTCTAAGTACTTTTGAGTAGCTTTAGGTAGCGGTCTGGATTTAGGCTTGGTTTTAGGTTCTTTTTTCCGAGTAAGCCAAAAGTATTCTGTAGAATCCATTATTCTCACCCATAAAAAAACCGCCCTAAGGCGGTGGCTAAACTCACAGGCAATATAGTATTACTTCTTAAAAGTTGCCTTATAAAGCTTTGAATTAAAGTAATCCGTAATTTCTTTACCTTCGTTTTGAATTTTTTCCTCATTTAAGGGTAAAAAATCTAATTCAGATTTGAAGCTCATATACTCTGGAATAAATTTCTTTATAGGCGGAGGTGGTTTAGGTCCACCTTCTGTAATTTTTTCGATAAATCCAGCTAACCATAAAATATACTCACCTTCTGAATTATGAGGAGGAATCAAACTCACATCTATTTTTACTTTACATTCATCTAATTGTTTACTAAACAATTCAACAAAATCAATAAAATTATATTTTAATTTAAATTCTGTTCCCTTAATTTCTCTGCGTATACATGTCATAAGTAAGTTCATATTTTCAATACAGTCATGTGAAAACAATTCCTCATCTTTAATTTTGTTATAAATATTTTCCGCAAACATGAGATACTGTGTCATTTCAGCAGCTCCTCATTTTTATAAAGTATTTTTCTTAAGGTAGTCCTATTATAACAATGTTGCAACAAGAAATTTTCCATTTTTAGTTTAAGAAAATTTTAAAAATTATAAAAACGATTATATTCAATAAATTAGTACAAATAAAAGCTATGGAAGTTTGATCTTTCTATTGAGCTTTAAAATGGATTATTGTGTTTAAATCATTAATTTAAAAAGCTTGCCTAGTAGGTAAGCTCCCCTTTTTTTGATATTTGCGCTGATCAATAAGGTTTAGTGTTACTTAAAGCAACACACTGATAATACTGAAATATTTAAAAATAAAAAAGCCCACTTCCTATTTTTATTCAGAAATGGGCTTAGCGAAAAAAAACGCTTAGACCTGAAATAGGAAATATCTATTCGGAAATATCTCCAACTTCATATTGGCATAATATTTAAGCACTAGCAATAGGGATTGAATTAAAAATATTAAATATTCATATTTAAATAGATAAAGATTTCTTTTTAAATAGTTTTATTTTTAGCCTACATAATTTTTTTACTTATCAAGAGTTATAAAGAATATGTGCCCATCAATAGGTAATACTTAATAAGGTCTTATGTGTAGTAACCATTAGGCTCTAGAGACTAAGAACTCAAACTGACTAAAAATAAAAAATAATTAATTTTCAATATTAATGATCATATACTGCAAAGTTATGTATATTCCAACTTCTCCATTGTTGAGTGCCTCATATAAGTCTTCATCAACGAAATCTCCAGATTCATCATATAGCCATTTATGAATTTGAATAATTTGTATATTCCCTTTTTTGTCTATTCTTGCTATTGGGTCTATTACGGACCGAACTATCACCTTCTTCTTCGTCTTAACATCGAGCAATGTGATAATTGTCATTTTAAAATCCTTATAAATATCCTGTATAACAACTACTCTCAATCAATAAAGATTTTTATATTTAAATTACTTAAATAGCAATCTTTTCAATCTAAAAAATAAATTAAAAACACTTCAATAGTATGTGCCTATTAGAAAAGATACCTTAAATATTCTACTAGCAATAAAAAACCGCTTTAAGGGCGGTTCATCTAAAATTCACAGGTACTTAATGAAGATTTTTTTCTGTCTTTGCATCTTTCTGGGCTCACAAATTTTTCCAATAAAGTTAGTTAACCACAAAATACTTTCTTCACGATCTTCAAAATGAGGTATAAGGCTTAAATCTACTTTTATTTTGCGATCAGCTAAAGGCAAACTTAAACAATGTTCAAAGTCTATTGAGCTGTACTTCAATTTGAGTCTTTTTTCTGCAGCTTGATTCTTTATCTCAGCCATAATGCGATTTAGATTAACAATCAAATTATTTGAAATTTTATTATTTTCATATACCCGTTCGTAAACTGTATCAGCTACATCAATGTAATTTATTAGCTCTACATTCTCATTCATAGCATTTGTACTCCGTTTTTTTAATTATTCTCCTAAAATCATGTTTATTTGAGTTACCTAATGCATCATCTAAGTAAATATTGTTTAAATTCGATTAATTTAATTTTAAATAAATTATTGAATTAATAATATAATTATTGGATTTTATAATATTTTTATACATCTTTATCCTTAGCAAATTCAATTAAAATTTAATTAAAAGCCCCGCCAATAATCGATATTTAGCGGGGCCGTTTGCGCCGTAATACGTCCGGCAAACGATAAAACTAGTTTTTAGGTGCTCTAAGGATATTTAGAACTTTCTCAGACATATCATGTAAGTCAGATCCAATTGGCAACCAGAAATGGAACACCGTATTGTCGCGGTTAAAAACTTGCTTGTAGTACTCAGTTTTAAAAGATGGGGCAATATCAGAAGCTTTTAACAATCGCCCTTCTTTTTCAATCTTTTGCCCGTCAAGTTCACCACCAACACAGATATTCATTTTAAGTACCAGATTTTAAATAGACTGGACTATAGCACAAAATAAAAAAGCCCACCGATTGGCGAGCTCTTAAATTCATTCTGGCGATTACTTTACATTTCGCCCATTTTAGAAATCTTTATACTCAAGTGTATACCCAACTGTCAAGCGTAAGTTTCTTGACTATCAGGAAGTTCAAAACGGAATGATCGAGAAATACGCGTTCTAATTTCATTTTCCCATTCAGCAACGATTGATTCTCCAAACAGCTCAAATTTCTGATAACTCTTTATATAAGCTGTTTTGGTTGCATCAATGCCAGCAATATTCATTTTCTCTTTCAACGTATATGGTCGTTTTCCAGTTCCATTACACTTCCCACAAAACATGGCCCCATTTGGAAAGCCATTTAAACCAAATGTCTCAATTTTACCCAACCCTTGGCAGACTCCACACATAGCCTTAACAAAAACATGGCCACGCAAAATAATCTCAGCCATACCTTTTGCCAGATTAGTAAGATCACCTTGGGCATTAGTAGGGGTAAATTTTTTCTTTACCATTTCTTTATGAATCTCTACCGCTAATTTATTTCGCGCTCGGAAAAAATTACCTGATTTAATCTCACCACGAACAAACTCAACCTTACCCGGAATATCTTCAATACGGCGTTCGGTTTGAAAATTAAAGTCATACTTACTGTAAAAAGTTTCAGTCTGTTTTTGTGCTGGGGTAATTATTGCGATTCGCTCAAAATCAACCTTTTCAATCAAGACAGTGGCCCAAAGCTTTGCAGCTGGTGATAAAAGTGCTAATTCACCTAAAACAACATCTTTCGAAATTTTCTTTCCTTCAGCTTTGCCTTGAGCAATAGCAAGGCGAAGTAACTCAATAAAATCAAACTTTTCAACCAACATAATCGCCTTCCTATTTACCCTTAATTAATAATTCAATTTGCTTTAATGCCATACCGGACTTAACTTGCGCTGTGCTGAACCGTAAAACTGTAAAACCCATCATTGCTGCGGAGTTGTATTTCTCCATATCCCCTATATAGCCCTTGCCTCTTATGTGACGACCTCCGCTCCAGATCCCGCCTTCAACCTCAATCAAAATCTTTGTACCCGTAATTAAAAAATCTGCTCTCCATTTACGTTCAGGATGGAACTTATATTCCTGTTCAAAACCGATCTTGCATGCTCTTAAATGCGTTGCCAGAACCATTTCACCCACACTTGGTTGTCTGGCAATTTGCTTTGCTGAACGCCGCTTTTTATTTTTCTTAATAGGAAATAACTTACGGTATTCAGCAATGCTGACTGATGACATCAAGCACCACCTTTCAGCAAATTTTCCAACTGATTAGCAAAGCAGTTATAAACACGTGATTTATCCTGATCACCTAAAAGGCTTGAAGCATGAGCATCGTGTTTATACTTTTGAACTAGGTTTTCAATTGAACTTCTTAGCTCATCTAAATTCGCTTGTTGTTCTTTTTGAATCTCCCAAGCCCACTTTCCAGATTTACCCTCAAACTCACTCATGACTGGCTCCTTTATAATTCTCAAAGAAGAACGTCACAGGTTTTGTCTTAATTTCAATCAAACCGAAACGAAGTAAATGGCGGGCATGTGTGCTATCGCGTAGTAACTGCACATCACGGTAATGTGTAAGCATTTTTCGCCACCCTTCCAGCGGCATAGACGATTTGTTTGTATTGCAAGGAACACATGCAGGGTTCATGTTTTCTAAAGTGTCGTTTTGCGGTCTAGTCATTTCACCCGTAATTAACTTACCGCCACCAACATGAATTAAATCTCGTCTCACTGCTTCGATATGGTCTGCATGCCATTTATCGCCAAGCAACTCACCACAGTAAGCGCAATGTCCACCAAACTTTTGTTTTAGCTCAGCACGTTGTTGTTTAGTTAGTTTCATTGGTGAATTCCTTTCTTAATATGTTCTTTACGCGCCAACCACCACAAAACCACCGCACCGCTAATAGCTGCTGTAAAAAATGAAATTAATAAGCCCCACGCTAAAATCTCGAATTTATTCAAGCCGCCTCTCCTTTACCTTTTTGTTGAAATCCAACCTGAATGAGGTATGGCATCAATTTTTGTTGTTGCTCTGGATCTGCAAGTTTCACTGCGACACGTGCAGCAAGTTGTTCATAGCTCTCGTTACCTTCAGCGTATTTGCTTGCAAACTCAGGATGTACAGAAAGTTTTTGAGCAAATGAGTAAATCTGTTTTGAACTAAGAGTATTTGATTCTCCCTGCGGGACTCGGACCTGCGTTCCAGAATTTGTTTTTTTAGATTGTTCACGTGCTTGGTATTTTCCACATGCGTTGATTAACCAATCTGCAAAGTGGTAATTCATGAGTTCATCGCAAAGATTCTTCTCGGCGTTGTAGAGTTCAAATGCTCGTAACTCTCGATCGAACCAAGTCGCGTTTTTGATCTGCTCGTAAGTTTCCTGATCAGTTGCCAAAAGAATTTCTTCACCAAGTTTTTTCAAACTCAACCATGTTTTTTTATTTTTAGATTCATCTGATAGATTCCTTGATAGGTTCTGTGTCCCAATATTGGTACTGGTCTCGGTACCGTTTTTGGGACTGGTTGCGGTCCCAATATTGGTACTAGTACCGTTTTTGGAACCAGTACCGAAATTGGAACTAGTTCCGTTATTGGTACTTGTCCCATTTTTGGGACTAGTTACACTATCCTCTTCACGGCCCATCACGCCAATTAACTGGTAAACTTTCACGCCATTACCTGTGATTTCACCAGTAAATTTAATAAATGAACCAGCTTCAAGTTCATCTAAAACCTTGATGATCGTTTTGCGGTTAAGAAGCGTGTCTTTGACCATGCGTTTAATGCTTGGGTAGCACTTGTGAGACTCTCCTGCTCTATCAGCCAATGCTAATAAAACAAGTCTTTGACTTGAGGTTTTAACCTCAGCTTTGAAGGCCCAAATGGATGCGTCTAGGCTCATTGTTCCTCCTCTTCAATAATTTGAATAAAGCTACCCAAATATCGAATTTTCTTAGCTCTATAGAGATTCGAAATAATCACTCCGGCGTGATAAAGCGGCATTCTGTGTTCTTGTGAAAGTGCCCACATGAATTCATCGCGCTTTACTGCAGCATTCTTTTCATCTCGATTAATACGGCGAAGGTTTTCCTTTCTCTTTTGAAGCAATTGATTCAGCGTATAAAGAGCTGGCTCAAACCAGCTCTGGATTATTTGCTCTTGATTTGATAAATTGTTTGTGTTCATTTGATCCACCTCAATTGAATGCCTAACCACTCCTGTTCGCGCAGGTAGTGGTTTTTTATTTGAATAAAATCCGCATGTATTCAGGTGAAGTGAATGCATGTGCTAAATAAACTCGCGTTGCTTCTGCAATTTCAGGTGAGCAATACACATCACTTTCTTGCACAACCTTCAAACCAATGGCTGTCAACAAAAAGCTAATAAACTCAATCTCAGTCCATCCATTTGATTTCTTTTCTGTTTTCATCCGTGAAAGGATGCTTGCATCGACATTTATCATCTCTGCTACTTGTCTTTGATTGCTAGCGTTAAGTGCTTGCAATATGAGCGATTCGTTATTGCTAGCGCTTGCAGGCAATTCATTTAATACTTTGCTCATGGTTTAGTTCCTAAGCGGTTAATGATCCAAGGTTTTTGCTTTTTGTCGTCTGGGGACGAAGTTCAATCCAAATATCTTGATAGTTATCAGGGAAAAGCTCTTTTCGCGTTGTTAAACCAAGATCTTCAGCAATAACTGCTAGCCTGATTTTTCTATCAAGGGGGATAGCTTTCCATCCACTAACTGATGACGGAGCAATCCCCAGAAGTCTTGCTACCGCTGTGACACCACCTAGCTTGTCTATAAGTTGTGCGTCATTCATAACGTGCTCCTAATTTTTCTTTAATTATTAGGCATTCCTTATATTAAATCAATAGGAATACCTAATTTTATTTATGTTAGGATTTCCTAACATTCTGAGGATAGTTGTATGAATACTCTTGCTGAACGACTTAGGTATGCCATGGAAGTTTTGCCACCTAAAAAGATTAAAGGTGTTGAGCTTGCTCGTGCAGTAGGAGTTAAACCTCCTTCTGTGAGTGATTGGCTGTCTGGAAAATCCAAAACAATGGAAGGTGAAAATTTATTACGTGCCTCAAAATTTTTGAATGTAAATCCTTCATGGCTTGCATCTGGCACGGGAGAGATTCAATCAAGCACGAGAGATAAATTTAAACAACTGGATATCGAAGAGTTCAAAAAGAAATACAACATTAGTGATAGTGATGAAGCTCTTTTATTTTCAACAATTATCGAAAAACCGTTTATCCCATCATCTAAGCGTTGGGTTCCTGTTAAGGCTTACTCCAAGATGGGCATGGATGGCTATTTCACAGATATGGGTTATGAAGGCAATGCTGGAGATGGGTATGTTCCAACTCACTCAGCAGGACCAAGAGCCTATGGCATTAAAGGAACTGGCGACTCAATGTTTCCAGCAATTCGTAATGGCTGGTATGTTGTATGCGACCCTGATGCAGATCTTGTGCCGAATGAGTTTGTTCAGGTGTGCTTGAAGGATGGAAGATGCACAATTAAAGAATTTGTCGGCATCAATGGTGGGGTTTTAAGTTTGCTTTCTGTGAATGGTGGTGAGCGATTTTTCTTTGAAATGGACGAGGTTGAAAGTATTACCGCTATTACAGATATCGTGCCGCCAAGTCAGCATAGACAAGAACATCCTTATTCGCATTAATCACAGGAAGACTTATGGACAATTCAAAACGACCAATCAACCAGATTATTGCTCGCATCAATGATGCTGCAAAACATGGTGAAGCTTTGGTGTTGACTGCTGAAGAAGTAAAGATTCTTTCTAAAGATATTGGCGACAAAGTCTTTATTCCTGTGCTTACTAATGAGCAGGTCGTGCAGTTGGTAAAAGAAGGAAAGCTTGGACAGAAAATTAATAACACAAAAGATTAATAAACTGTGAACCCGACACAGTCTTAACAACAGATCGGGTGGAGAAAAGAATGGTTCCATCATATTTAATATCTTACGATTTAATTAAAGACAAGGATTATGAAAAGCTTTTTGAGGGCATTAAAAAAATATCTAATGGCCATAGTCGTATTCTCGAATCAGTTTGGATTATTGGTCACAATGGCCCTGCATCTGAAATAAGAGATTCATTAAAAACTTACATCGATTCGGATGATAAGCTTCTTGTTCTAAAACTTACTGGAGAGGGGGCTTGGAAAAATCTTGGTGACTCAAAAACAAAGTGGTTAAAAGAAAACCTATGATTGTTTGGGTGAGTAACAACCAATATCTTGATCAAAATCAACCTGTGCTTTTAAAGTTTTATCAACATTGCATTGGGAGCCATTCACCTTAATATCTTCCAACAATGTATAAGTACACCCCATGATTTGAATCTTTGTGCCTTTTGGTATCACTGCAATATTATCACTCATAACAAACTCCAAACAACCCATCCCTGTGATGGGTTTTCTTTTGTCTATTAAAGCACAAAAATTAGGTATTTCTAATTTTATTAGGAATACCTATTGACTTAATAATTAGGTTTACCTAATATCTATCTCACAGACAACAAAAAAGCACACCGCCCCTCCCCAGGTCCGATGTGCTTTTGCAAAACTGCGAGATCAATTATGAACGTAAAAACCTTTTCAAACAAGCATAAGATAACTGGAGTTACAGCAATTGCTGTACTTGTAGCCTTGAGTTCTTGTGAATATCGAACTGCTAATTCTAGCGTCCCTTCTAATTACTCATATGAAAGCAAACAAGTAGTTGCTTCTGAATATGAACTCTTAGGAATTAAGCAAACTGGTGAAAAAACTGGTGTAGCTGTTATCCGCATAGACGGCTTCAAATTAAACGTAAGCTTCGATTTTGACGGCGTAGCTGATAGCTATGGTGTAGCTGGATCTGATTTTACAGCGGCTGAAATTACTAACCTTGCTATTGAGTCAGTAACAGACTTAAGTGGCAAACCTTGGAATGATTTCACCAATCATGACGACCATAAAAACATAAATATTTTATTGGCTGGCTATATCGACCGTAATCATTGGATTGAGGAGGCTTAATCATGCAAAAAGTTAAGCATCATCCAGACGGCTACATGTCATTTTTAGGCCGTGATGATAAAGGGCTGTATTCAGTTCGCATTGGCTGGCAAGTGTACGCATCTAATGCTAATGGCTCAGTTCTTTACAAAGTTAAAGACGGATTTAAGACGCCTTTAAATGTGTTCAGGTTCCAAACTGACTATCCAAAAGTTTGGAATGAACTCACACAAGAAATTGATTTCCAACGCAGAAAGCAGCTTGCTATAAAACTGCGTGAAACAAACATCCCTACTTATGACCGCAAGGCTTATAAAACTAAGCGCGGCTTCACTGGCTCAAGATAAGGATAATAAAATGGCTCTACCGATTATTACTGCTGACCAAACTTTATTGGTTCAAGCAATTATTGTGTACCTATACGCGGATCCGGGTTTAGGTAAATCATCGATGGGCTTTACTGCGGAAAAAGCAATTTCTTTTGACTTTGACCGTGGTGCTCACCGTACTGGTGAATTACGTCGTGGTGCGGTTGTACAGGTTCAACAATGGAGTGATGTTGCAAACCTTACTCCGCAGGACTTAGCACCATATAAAACCGTTGTCATTGATACCGTGGGTGCAATGCTTGAATGCATTAAAACCCACCTGTTACTTACGGCAAATAACCGTCAAAAAGATGGTTCTTTAAAGTTAAAAGCTCAAGGTTTAGCGAACCAAACGTTCAAGCAATACATCAATACTTTGATCAGTTTAGGTAAAGATGTTGTTTTCATTGCACACGCATCAGAAGATCAAAACGGTGATCAAATTATTTACCGCCCAGATCTAGGTGGTAAAAACCGTAACGAGCTTTACCGTATCGCAGATGTTATGGGTTATCTAACAACTGTTACTACTGGTGAAGGTAAAAATGCCCGCGTTATTAATTTCAAACCTTCGCCTACACATCATGCGAAAAACTCAGGTGCTTTAGGCGGTGAAACCGGTGAAGTATGGGTACCTGATCTTAAAGCACACCCTACTTTCTTGGCTGACCTGATTACTCAAGCTAAAGATCACATTAACACCTTAACGCCTGCACAACTTGCAGCAGCTAAAGCCCAAGAAGAGCTAGAAAACTGGAAACAAAGCTGTGAAGAAGCTGAGCATGCAGGTGACCTTAATCAATTAACTGAGTCGCTTGATAAAGAACATATGTATTACCAGAACATGCGCCAAGCAATGTTAATGAGGGCTAAAGCATTGAATTGCACGTTTGATAAGCAACGTGGCACTTGGATTAGTCCACCTGAATTTAACGGTATCTCAGATCAACAAAGAGATGAACTTCAAAACTTCATAGCTGAACGCGGCCTAGACGTGAAAACAGTTTGTGAACACTTCGGCATAGATGCCCTTATTCAAATTGAAGCAGCAAAACTTAAGGCAGTTAAACAAGACATTGAAACATTAGCTAAAACGGGGTTGACAGCATGATTGAGCGTTGCGAATGGATAGTTAGAGTTCAAAGTACACCAGGCTTTTATGCCCAATATGAAGGCAATGTGAAAGTTTGGGCTGACGAAGACGCGGATGAAGACACTCTTTTCCGTGCGGCAGTTAAAGAATTAGGTAGAGGTGCCTTTTTCGATAGAAAGCATCTTAGTTTTTGGAAATTAGTTTCGGTTAAAAAAGGATAAGAACATGAAAAATATTTTAACTGCTCAAGAAGCATTTGCAGCTCTTCAAAAAGGTAAAACTGTTCTTTGTCGTCCTATTGGAGACATGTTGGACTTTGCCGATTTAGATCAATTCCCCGCTTCTGTTTTTGGCAAACCGGGTTTTGAATTCTGCATCAAAATCGAAACTATTGAACTGGCTGGCATTGCATTCACAAAGCCATTAACTATTGATGAGTATGAAGACGGTCAGGAAGTTTTTGTAATCAGTACATATTCACCTACGGTCTATGTTTTAGATTTCAAAACTAACGCATTAATTGATTCTATTAACAGTGGCTTCGTTCAACGTGATGCAGAAAACGCCAAGCTTCAATTAAAAGCACTGTCCAAAGCGTTAGGTTTTGAAGTTAATGATGACTTAAGTGTTATTCGCTTAGGTGATGAAAAAAAGAAACAGCGTAGCAAGAAATCAAAAGCTGAGCCAACGGCAAAAGTAATACCTTCGGAAGTTTTCCCTGCAGATAAACAGCCTGCGATTGTTATTACAGAACAATCTAATGTCACAGCTTCCGAGGATCTATTAGTTCCAGAAACTAACGAGCCTAAAGTAGATCCAGAATATCAGCAAACCCTAGATACTCTTCTACAGCGTGTAAAAGAGTCAAAAACACCTGCAGAAGTAAATGCGGTTTATCGTTATACCCGCACATGGGATGACGAACAAATGAAGCCTATCCTTCGCGCCACTCACAAACGTCTTGAAGAGCTAGAAAAAGAAAAGGCATCTGCTAATGAGCCACCCTCTTTAATGGTTCAAATCCAAACTGCACCAGACCTTACAACGCTAGATGCTTTGGAAATAGACGTGGCTGCACGAGATCCGCAGATTCAACCGAAGCTAATGGGATATGTGAGAAAACGCCGCTTTGAATTAGAGAACCCTACATCTACGCCACTTCAAGAGGCTGAGCCTGATTATTTATTAGGAGACGGTTTCTAATATGAAAGATCAGTACAAGAAAGTGAGCCAAAAACACATGCTTGGTTTTATGTACTACTTGCAATTGCTGGGCTACGTAATAGTCCGGCAAGGCATTGATCAAGCAATGTTTCTAACCAAGCATTATGCGGTACCAGTCGCTTGGCGCCGCATAACGATCGACTACAACAACCGTTTAAATAAACCAGCACAACAACTTTATAAAGAGTTTGTTGAGTGGACTAAAGAAGAATATTTGAGGGCTTAGCGATGTTTAATGAAGATGAAGAAAAATTGGCTCATGAAAATTGGTACAAGAATAATGACCCAATTGCGTACAAGTTTTATAGAGATCTTAGTCCTGAATTTGAAACAGATTTTTATACAAGTGAAACGGCATGGTTAGCAAGAGCCAAAGCTCAGGCGGTACGACCGCAAAAATACTTTAGCCATGATTTTAACGGCGATGGCTTTAAATATCACGACTCTTTAGACGAAGCTCAAAAAGAAGCTGAGGCTAGTCTTGATTGGTATAGAGATAAAGTCGCAGATGGCCATCATGTTGCTGAAGATGGTGAATTTTATGAACTTTGCTATGGGGTTGTTATCGCATCAGCTGGGTATACAGTTGATGAAGTTGTTACCGAAGAACACCACAAAAAGGATGAGTTTACAAAATATGAAGTAGGAACGGAAATCTTAAGACTTCACTTTAATAAATGTAATAGCGAATCGGGAGCTGAAGGATGAGTGAATCAACTTTATGGGCAGTTGCAATGCGACCTGAAGGTTACAGCCCTTTCAGACAAACACCAGCAGCTTCTAAAGAGATAGCTGAGAGAGCTGTTGAGCGTTATAGAAAAATGCATGAAAAGGAAGGCAACAACTTTTTCTTAGAAATCTTCGATGATGTTATTAAAGTCCAGAAATGGCACGGTTCCCGCAAAGATCATATTAAAAATCTATTTTATGTAGAGAGTTGGTTTAGTGAACCTATGTACCAATGCTTTGATTTGAAGACAGCTGAACGTGTTTTTAAATTTGATGAAATAGTAATTTGCTATAAGAAAGGTTCTGCCCCTCTTGTAACCAAAAGCTTTGATGAAGCAAAACTATTTTATGGATCTAGTGAGACGGGTTTTAAATATCAGATCCAGCCAATAGAACCACCTGAAAACCTTTTTAATTGGTTTCATCCAGATATTGAATTGTTTGACACCATTGAAGAAGGTGCAGAAGCCTATACAAGAGAACAATGGGAACAACTTCAGAAGAATCTTAGAGTTGAAATTGAAACTCAACTATTAGATTACGATGAAATACCAAATATACCGGAAGATGCAGTAGTTTGGCCCAACTGGAAGCCAGAACCGCCAGAACAAGGACTCTTTTTAATTGCAGCATTTGATTCAGAAGATGGCCCTGTACTTTGGTGGGCAAATCCTAAAGCGGAAAGTAAGGAGGGGGAATAAATGTTATTAACAGTCAATCAGACTATTCAGGTCACCAATTTATCAAAGACAACTATTTATAGAATGTTTGATTCAGGTGAACTAAAAAAAGTTAAATTGGGTGGTTCAACAAGAGTTGAACTTTCCAAAGAACTTTACGAAAAGTACAAAGAAAAAATTCAGGCCTTATTTTAAGGCCTTTTTTTAAATTAATTAACTCTTCTTGCTCTAGCTTCTTCACGCAACTTATCTAAATAGTCGGCCCAAGCCTGCATCATCTCCGCACGTTCACTTAAATATTTTGTTCGGTTATATGCCCGACCATGCATATCTTTAACTTGGTGAGCGAGCTGCTGTTCTATTCGCTCAATTGGATAATGCAGTACTTCATCTAATAAAGTTCGAGCTGTTGCCCTCATTCCGTGCCCTGTTGTTTCACCGTTTGCAAATCCAAATGACTTAAGTCTTTTATTTATAGTTGATTCACTAATAACTGCATTGCCCTTTTTCATAGAAGCAAAAACATATTTTTGACTACCAGTTAATTTATAAAGATTTCTGAGATGTTCAACAACTTGCTTTGCTAAAGGAACTATATGCTCCAATTGTGTCTTGTTTTGTGTCTTGGGTGGTGTATAAGCCCAAATGCCCTTATCTAAATCAATTTTTTCCCATTCTGCCCAACGCAACTCACCAGGTCTAATAAATACATAAGGCAAAATTAAAGTTGCATAGTAAACAATAATTGAACCATTTACTGAAGGCTCAGATAAATCTAAGAGAAGTTGCCCTAGTCTTTCCTCATCAGTTATAGCAGCGTAGTGCTTAACTTTTCCAGACTTTAAAATACCAGAAATTTGATCCGCAACATTGAACTGACAAAGGCCAAGCACAATAGCGTATTTAAAAACTTGGCTAGCTTTAGAACGCATCCTTTTTGCAGAATCATATTTACCCTGATTCTCATAAAGTCGACAAGCATCCAATATTTGAAGAGCTGTTATCTCTGAAATAGGAATTGAGCCAACGCTTAAATAAAGCTTATCCCAAATCGATTCATTACGTTGTTTTGTACTATCAGTTATTTCTTCTGTTAATCGAAACTCATCGGCTACAGCGGCAAAGGTAGAAGCAAGATTTCTTTTTTTAATCTGTATTTCCCTTTTGCGTTGTTCCACCGGATCTATATTCTGTGCAATTTGGCTTCTAAACTCTTCTCGCTGTTGCCTTGCCACGGCTAAAGATATCTCAGGATATGAACCTATCGTAATAGTGTTGCGCTTTTTAATAATTGGGCGGGTATAATCGAATCTCCAAGTGGTAGCCCCCTTTTTATCAATTAAAAGGTATAATCCACCACCATCAGAAAGTTTTTGAGTTTTCTTCTCAATATCTTTCTTACTTTTTGCAATTTCAGACTTTATTTTTGAGTCGGTTAAGGCAGGTACAATTTTAGGCATTTTTAAATTTTACGGTAAGTTATACGGTATGTTCGCACAAAATGAGATTTTTACCACAGTAAAATCATTAACTTATGTTTCATTTCGTGAGCGCGCCGAGCGCACCATTTTATATATAATAACTTCATAAATTTATCTCAATTTTATAAAATTCCGACTATTTTACTTGGTTTATTAATCATTATCGCTC